GTGATCCACGTTTCGTGTATGTCATCACAATCAAAACAGAAAAAGAAGGCGACGCGAACCTTTGGGCGCGTGGTGCGATGATCACCGCGATCCGTGAAGCAGCGAAGCAAGCATCAGTCACAGAGTTGACCGGCAACAAAATCTCGGTCAAATACTCGGCAGATGGTGAAAAGAAGGCAGGGTTCAACGCACCGAAGCTGTTCGCGGCGAAGGTAGAAAAGGTTGCAACCGACGACCGTTGGTAAGTCCGTAAGCAGGGTTCGACCCTACTTTGCATTCTTCCCTTTCGGCGAAGTAGGGTCGTTCCTCTAACCAATGGAGGTCAGAATGACTAAGAAAGACATACAAGACGCAATCGCGTTCCTTGAAAGACAATTCGTCGGTGTCGGTGAACAAGATCGGCTCTTCGAAGTAATAGCAGCACTCAAACAAGAACTAGACAGAAGGAGCAAGAAATGACCGCAGATACATTCGCAATGAGTCAAGAGATAATCGAGTTGCAAACCCGTGTCGCAGAACTATCGGTCGCACTCGAACATATGACCGAGCAGCGTGACAACGCTGTTGATGCGGCCGAATCACTACATCAAGAACTTGAGGCGTGTCGTGACCGAATCAAATCACTCGGCGGACAACTAGACCGACTCCGCGTCCACATCCAGCAAGGCATTGAACTGTGATCACGATCGGCCTCGATACATACATCGTCTGCCAACTATGCGACGGTGAAGTTCGACTCAACACACGCCGCATCACAGGATGCCTCTGCGATCCAGACGCACCAACCTGGGTCGGCATAGAACCAAATGGACGGCTACTCGCATTCAGCCAATCCAAATACGAAATCTGCAAAGAGGCACAATGAAAACTGAATCAGTCGGAGCAGACATCCTGCTCGAAGCACATCAACTGGTCACAGGACCACGCAACAATGACTACGGCAACGTCGTAGACGACTACAGCAAAGTCATCCAAATCTTCGAAGGACTAACCGGCATCCGACTCAGCCTCGCCGACGCACTTCTATTCATGGTCTCGGTCAAAATGGCACGACTCCGCACCAACCTCGACAAAAACCGACTCCATCACGACTCGCTCGCTGACGCACTCGGATACCTCGGCCTACTCAACCAGGCGTATAACGACCTGCCGTTCCCGCGCACAGTGGCGGAACGATAATGGAAGCCCGACTCTGTGCCTGTCTACCGAACCGTATCCTGCCACGCAAACCCGTATGCGGTGAGAAATTAGAGGACGACGATGAATGAGAGCGAAGATCCGATTGATGACCGCATCAAATACTTCATCGAATCACAGGTAGATGCCGACAATGTTTGCACCGCCTATGTTCTGGTCGCCACGATCCAGAACTATGTGACAACCGAACAAAAATTCTTCACTATATGCCCACCGGAACAAGTGACATCAACTACGATCGGGCTACTCGAATCAGCGGGAGCTGCCGAGAAACTTCGAATAGCAAGACAGCTACTCGAAGACGATTAGGTCATAGGAGGCCTGCACATGAATAAGCAAGAAAAAGAACGACTGATAGCAATAAGCAACTCGCTTGAACAAGAACGTCAATGTTGCGACATGCTCGCAGACGCACTAATCCACGGCGGAATGGATCGTGTGTTTGATGCGTTACGATTCCATGAAACATTGCGCAACGGTGTCAGATACCCTCGTATCAGGCTCAGCCGACCACGACGCTCACCCAACCATCCCACTATGGGCTACAGCCATGACACGCCATTTGACCAAGATGAGGAAAAATAGGGCTATAAAACGGCTAATTTACGCCATTTCAAAGAATCTTGCCAAATGACTTGCAATTGTCTGACAAAGCCACTACATTGTCATACATAGGGATAAGCCCTATACAACAAAGGAGAAAAGAAATGAAGACAGCAACACAGAGAATATGGAGCGACCTAAACGGTCGTTGCGAATGCGACAAGCACATCGGAGTTGAAGCATCAGCGATACTCGAAGCGAGACCAAAAGCAAAAACATTGACAACATCAATGACAAAGTGGAGCATCATGAGTCAAGAAGATGTCGCCTACCTCAGCAACGAATACTGCAACGGTGGCACAATCTGCGAATCCTGCCGATACTCAGGATGAACCAATGAAAACCTATCCGATGCTGTCGTTCAGATGCGACAGCAAACTACTCAAAGCATTACAACGGCAAGCCAAACAGCAAGACATCAGTATCGGCGAACTCATCCGAGAAGCCTGCTCCAACCATCTTCGATGCCTTAAAGAAACCAACGACGAATGAAAGTGCTGTCACTGTTCAGCGGTGTCGGCGGATTTGACATTGGCTTAGAAAACGCAGGAATGCAAACCGTATTCCAATGCGAATGGGATAAACACGCCAACACAATCCTCAACAAGCATTGGCCTCAAGTACCGAAATGGGAAGATGTATCAACCCTCACAGGCAAACACATCCTCACCCACGCACCCGTCATAGATGTCGTTGCGTGGGGATCACCATGCCAAGACCTGTCGGTCGCAGGCAAACGCAGCGGACTAGAAGGCGAACGATCAGGACTATTCCACGAAGGCATACGAATCATCAAAGAACTACGAAAGGAAACTAATGGACAATATCCAAGAATCTCTATTTGGGAAAACGTCGTCGGCGCACTCAACTCCAACCGAGGTGCTGACTTCGGGATCATCATCAACGAAATGGCTGAAGCAGGCGCGATGGTCATCGAATGGGCAGTCTTGGATGCACAACACTTCGGAGTACCCCAACGACGAAGGCGCGTGTTCGTCATCGCTATCTTCGATCCTGCAATCGCCGAACGATGTCCAAACCCGCTATTACCTGTCGCCGAAAGCCTGCCAAGGCATCTTGCGAAGGGCAAACCGAAGAGGCAAAGTACTGCCAGCAAGACTGCAACAAGCATTGGAGAAAATGGCTTCAGGATGCGAGGCTTCGAAGATTACACCAACGATGACAGAGCATCAGCAATAAAATCACGAGACTATAAAGATGCAACGGATTTGGTCATAGAAAATGCTCCGATACTGATTGATAGAGCCGCATTTAATCAAGGCGAAAATGCTCAATATCAACCACACATTTCAGATGACCCGATATCACCAAGTCTTCTAGCACAAGGTCCACACGCAGTTGCAACATCTGAACCGATGCTTATTGACGGCTTACGCGTAAATGATGTCCGAATATATGAAGAACCGGTACAAACCTTGAAAGAACGCATGGGAACAGGTGGCAACAATGTACCGATGCTTGCCTTTGACACACAGTTTGGCAGCAACGCAAACGTCACCGAAAACATTGCACCGACACTCAAATCATCTCAAGCACCACCATCAGTTGCCTATGATGCCGAACCAACCGTGTTTCAACCTGGCACAATGGTACGGCTCAACGGTGGAGTGTGGGAAGGCACAGTACCAACACTTCGAGCAGAGTCAAAGCGTGGCGACAATGAACCGCACATTCAAATACACAACGCCGAACCAACAATGGCAGTCAGACGGTTAACACCGTTGGAGTGCGAGCGACTTATGGGATGGCCTGATGACCACACCCGATGGAAAGCAGACGGAACAGAACAAGCCGACACACACCGATACAAACAATGCGGCAACGGCGTCGCCTCGCCCGTGGCGCAATGGATCGGGAAACATTTACTCAAACTAGAGGAGCAACAATGACATCCAATGAACAACACTTCAAACGAGACGCCTGGTTATCAGGCCGACATCGCACCTGGGGCTACAACACACCAGCGATGGACATCGACTTCCTCATGGTCGAATACGACAAGTGTGTACCGAAAGCACTCATCGACTACAAACACGAACACGCCGTCCTAGACCTGATCAATGTCGGCGCGCGAACACTCGCGCAGCTCGGCAACATGGCAAAAATCCCATCGTTCATCGTTCAATATGGTCACTCAAAGCAAGACGGCTGGTGGGGACCAGTCGCCGAAGACAGCGAACCATGGTTCGTCATCTGGCCAATCAACCAACTCGCCACATCATTCATGGAGAACAAAGTTGAGAAAGTAGACGAGATCGGTTTCGTCACCTTCCTCTATGACCTGCGTGGCCGAGAAGTACCCGACGA